CAGCTTGAAATTGAACAGATGAAGGCGCAATTAGCCCTTGTTTTGGCGCATATTAATAAGACTGATTTCAAAGCTGCCAACGCAGAAGCGATTGAAAGAGCTATTTAGTGTTGTAAAAGCGCAACACTTATGATATAAATGAATTTGTATTGCCTACCTGTGGGATCACAGGGTTAATTCTTGGAGTTATCCATGTCAGAAGTAGTAAGAACCGCAGATAGTGTATTAACAAGTGAAAATTCAGCAGATTTTTATGCTAATAAACTTGGTTTAGCTAGTGAAGAAGCCCCTGTTGTGGCTGAAACAGTTGAGGAAACTCCTGAATCAGAGCCAGCAGTTGAGGCGCAAACTGAGAGTGAACCAGAAGCAGAGAATGAAGCGGAAGCAACAGACAAGCCTAAACAAAATCCCAAACTTGAAAAGCGTTTTTCTGAGCTTACAAAACGTGCTAAGCAAGCCGAAGCCGAAAAAGAAGCCCTTGAAGCCCGCCTACAAGAACTTGAGAGCAAAGTAGCACCTCCTAAAGCAGAAGAAGCTGACCCTGTAGGTGAAAAGCCAACTAGGGCGCAATTTAACAATGTTGATGAATATGCAGAAGCATTGGCTGAGTGGAGCGCAGAAAAAGCATTAGTTGAGCGTGATAAGCAAGAACAGCAACGCAAAATCGAGGAACAACGCCAAGAAGTAATCAAGTCTTGGTCGCAAAAACTTGAGAAAGTGAAAGCTGAATTGCCTGATTTTGATGATATGGTAGCTTCAAGCCAAGTCCAAGTGAGAGATGAAATCAAGGATGCAATCTTGGAGTCTGATGTAGGCCCTCAAATCCTATATCACTTAGCATCAGATGACGAATACGCCCAAAAGTTTGCTTCAATGCCTGTGTCAAAAGCTCTGAAGGAATTAGGGAAATTGGAAATTCAGTTTGAGCGTAAAGAAGCTCCTGCTGAAGTCAAAAGCGAAACTGTTGCTCGTAGTAAAGCACCAGCACCGATTAAGCCTCTCACCGCAGGCAAAGGTACAGGAGACGTTCTCATCGATGGAGATGGAGCGTTTCATGGTACTTATGCCCAATGGAAAGCAGCACGACAGGCTAAACGGATACGCTGATAAACCAATTTATATTTAAAGAAAAGGAGAAATCATGTCGAATAATTTATTGACGATTTCAAAAATTACTAATGAGGCCTTAATGGTTCTCGAAAACGAATTAACATTCACTTCTGAAGTAGATCGTAACTACGATGATCAGTTCGCTGTCGTGGGTGGCAAGATCGGTAACACAGTAAACGTTCGCAGACCAGGTCGTTTTATCGGTACAACTGGCCCAGCTCTGAACGTTGAAGATTTCAACGAAACTTCAGTTCCTGTAACACTTTCAACTCAGTTTCACGTTGATACTCAATTCACCACGCAAGATTTGGCATTGAGCCTTGATATGTTCTCTGATCGTGTATTGAAGCCTGCTGTAGCTGCTATTGCTAACAAGATTGATCGTGATGGTTGCACACAAGCTGCAAACAACACAGCCAATATCGTTGGTGTAGCTGGTACGCCTCCAACTGGTTTGATTACTTACCTGACTGCTGCTGCTTACCTTGATTCTGAAGGCGCACCACGTGATGGCCGTCGTTCTTGCACAGTTGAGCCATTTACCTCAGCTACTATCGTTGACAGCTTGAAAGGCCTATTTGTGCCACAAGAAGCTATTGGCGAGCAGTATCGTAAAGGTTTGATGGGTCGTGACTCTGCTGGTATGAATTGGAAGATGGATCAAAACATCGTTTCACATCAGTTTGGTAGCTTCTCTGGTTCTGCAACTGTTAACACAACTACCGCTACTGGTTTTTTAACATCTGGTTGGGCTTCTTCAAGCACAATCACTTTGTCTTTGACCAATGGCGTAAGTTTGTTACAAGGTGACACATTCACTATCGCTGGTGTATATGCTGTTAACCCACAGAATCGTCAGGCTTATGGTTCAAACAAGTTGCGTAACTTTGTTGTTAATACTGCTGTTAGCGGTTCAGGTGGTACTATTTCTGTAAACGTAAGCCCAGCTATCATTACTGCTGGTCAGTTCCAGAACGTATCTATCCCTTCAACTAGCTCTACTGCTGCTGTTAGCTTCTTTAACCAGTCTGGTACAGTTTCCCCACAAAACATCATCATGCACCGCAATGCGTTTACTCTCGCAGTAGCCGACCTTGAGTTGCCAGAGGGTGTTCACTTTGCTGGTCGTGCAAGCGACAAGGAAATCGGTCTGTCAATGCGTGTAGTTCGTCAATACACCATCAACAACGACTCTATTCCTACTCGTTTAGACGTTCTGTATGGTTGGGCAAATTTGTATCCTGAACTCGCTTGCCGTGTTGCAGCTTAATTAACCTAACATTTAAAGGAAAATAATCATGGCAAATCCAGGCCCATCAACCACAGTAACAGCACATTATTTATTTAATGGTGACTCTACTGATGGCGTTTATATCGCAGCAAATAGCCCTTTGGCTTTCTTTGGCGCAACTCCAGTAACACAACCTACAGCCGTAGCTAACACAACTACTACTGCTGCTGGTTCTACAACTGCTGTTTACACCAATACCACCTTCCCAGGTGCATCAGGAAGCACAGCCTACACAATCGGTGACATCGTTACCGCATTGAAATCCTTAGGTCTATTGAAGTCGTAATATCGTAGTAAATTGAGAAAGCCCACCCCTAAAAAGGTGGGTTTTTTCTTTTGTTTTCTTATATAATCGTTGTAGAATTACCACACACCCCCTTTGCAAAGGATAAAACTATGTCTAAAACCACCATTTCTCGTGGAAATATCTCTAACAACAGCGTTGTTCAAGCTGCATTAGGTTCAACATCCATTTCTGGCACAAGCACAGAAGTTACTTTTACTGTTCCTGGTGTTAGCCAAAACGATATGATTACTGCCTCTTTCGATGGCGCATTAGTAACTGGTATCAGCATCGGTAACGCTTACACAATCGCTGACAATCAAATTAAATTACGTTTAATTAACTCTACCGGTTCTGCTGCTACTCAAACCGCTGGAACTGTGTTATTTCACATCATGTCTTGCGAAGATCAACCTGTTCCTACTAGCGTAGCTTAAGGATAAATAATGGCTAACGTATCAGCATATCGTTTTGTAGGCCCTACAACGGCTATTAGCGTTAGTGGCACTTCTTCTACTTCTGTAACGATTACCCCTAACGGGAACGATCAAGCGAACTTTTGTGGCTTTTTAAATACGGGTGCTAACCCTATTGCTATTACGATTACTCCTGCCATTGCAGGAACATCGACAACAGCACCAGCAGCCGTATTGCCATCAGGCGGTAATACTAGCCAGAGCTTTGTATTGGGTGTAGCAATGTCCCAGCCAACAGTTTTGGCAGTTTCCCCAAGTTTTGCAATTACAGCGATTGGAACGAGTGGCACACTATATGTGTTGCCAATGGTTGACCAAAACTAATAAAGGCCAATTATGGCTGTCAACGATTCTGTAACGCAGAATTTACTGCCTGTTCAGGCTTATTTTGACCTACAAGGGAACTTTCAAACCTTTATAGGTCAGAATCAGCCTTTTTACGCTACTGTAAACCCTGTTCAATCAGGGTTAACCATTACTAATAGCACGATTGATAGCACAACTATCGGTGCTAATAGTCCTTCTACAGGCGTTTTTACCAATATTTCAGCGACTACAGGGCAAATTAGCACCACGCCCTCAAACTCTGCGGATATTGCCAATAAATTCTATGTAGATACAGTTGCTCAAGGTCTTGGCCCTAAAGCTGCGTGTCAAGTCGCTACAACGGCTAATATCACGCTCTCAGGGCTTCAAACCATTGATGGGTACACTACCCTAGCTGGTGATCGTGTTCTCGTTAAGAATCAGACTCAAAGCCAATATAACGGCATTTATATCGCATCAGCATCCGCTTGGACTCGTTCAGTTGATATGGATGTATGGGCAGAAGTGCCAGGTGCTTATACAGTCATCCTCAATGGTGGTCAGTTAGACACAGGATGGGTTTGCACCGCAACACAAACAGGCACAATTAATGTCACGCCTATGCCGTGGGTGCAATTTGCAGGAAATAATACCTATTTTGCAGGCACAGGGTTAACCCTCAGTAGCAATACATTTAGTATTACCAATACAGGCGTTTCAGCTAATACTTATGGTTCTGCCAGCGCAGTTCCTGTCATAGCCGTAAATGCTCAAGGGCAAATCACTAGCGCAACTACGACATCTATTGCTATTGCCAATACTCAAGTTAGCGGTCTTGGCACAATGTCAACGCAAAACGCTAACAATGTGGCAATTACAGGAGGGTCAATCAATGGCACTACTATTGGCGGTTCTTCTGCTGCCGCAATTACTGGTACTACTATATCTGCTACTTCTTCTTTTAGTGGATCAGGTAGCGGGCTTACCGGAACGGCAACAGGACTAAGTATTGGTGGAAATGCTGCGACTGCAACATACGCAACCACCGCAGGATCGGCTTCTACTGCTACAACCGCTACGACTGCTACTAACCTAGCGGGTGGCGCAACAGGTTCTTTGCCTTATCAAGCAGGATCAGGCTCAACAACCTTTTTAGCTGCTGGTTCAAATGGTCAATATTTGACTTTATCGGGTGGAGTGCCTGCTTGGTCAGCATTACCTTCTAGCGTAACAACATTTAGCGCAGGAACTACAGGCTTTACCCCATCTTCTGCTACATCAGGCGCAGTAACGCTATCTGGCACATTAAACGTAGCCAATGGTGGCACAGGAGTTACATCGTCAAGCGGTGCAAACTCAGTTGTTTTGCGTGATTCAAACGCCAATATCTCTGTAAATTGCTTGTTTGAAGGTTTTACAAATCAAGCCGCAAGTGGCACAACAATTACATTAACCGCTTCATCAGTTCAAAATTGGACAATCACAGGCTCTGGCGGTCAAAATATTCAGTTACCTGATGCAACGACTTTGCCTAATGGTGCGTTATTTACATTCAACAACAACCAATCTTCAGGCACGATCGTTGTCAAAAACAACTCAGGCACAACGATATGCACTACCCAATCGGGCGCATATATTGAAGTTATTTTATTAAATAATTCCACATCTGCGGGATCTTGGGATTATCACAACGTAGCCCCCGCTAATGTATCTTGGTCAACCAATACTCTTGATTATTCTGGCTCAATTACTTCTGCGACTTGGAACGGCAACACAGTAGCCTACAATCGTGGTGGCACAGGGCAATCTTCAGCATTTGTAGCTGGTGGAATAGCCTATGGTGCATCAACAACTGCCCTAGCTATTAGCGCAGCAGGCACATCAGGCCAAGTATTAACCTCAAGTGGCACAGGCGCACCTACATGGTCAACTCCCACCTCTTATGCGACTGTTACCGATGACACCACTACAAATAGCACTCGTTATCCTTTGTTTGCTAACCAAACAAGCGGAAACCTATCAACAGAATATACAAGCTCTACTAAGCTCCAATACAACCCTTCTACTGGCGTATTTACGGCTACAGGGTTTAGCGGTTCAGGAGCAAGTCTAACCAGCCTTACTGCTGGTAATTTGTCAGGAACTATCCCTAGCGGAGTTTTAGGTAATTCCTCGCTTTATATTGGCATTACCGCAGTTCCGTTGAACTCGGCAAGCGGAAGTATTACCTCTTTAGCAGTCAATATTAGCGGTTCGGCAAGCTCGGCTACAACTGCGACCACAGCGACTAACGCTACAAATATTGCCATAACAGACAATACAAGCTCTGCGTCAACTTATTACCCTGTTCTATCGTTAAACTCTAGTGGCAATAACGCAGCGACAACTAGCTCTACAAAGCTCAGTTTTGTTCCATCTACAGGTGTTTTAAGTGCCACATCGTTTAGTGGCGCAGGCACAGGATTAACAGGCACAGCGTCAAGTCTTTCGATTGGCGGTAATGCTGCTACAGCAACTTCTGCCACGACTGCCACAAATCTGTCAGGTGGAACTGTAGCTGCTACAACAATTTCAGCTAGTGGTGTTATAACATCAACTGTAGCCACAGGAACAGCACCTTTTACAGTATCTAGCACAACTCCTGTAGCTAATTTATCCATTGGTGGTAACGCTGCGACTGCGACAACAGCGACATCAGCCACAACAGCGACTAATGCCAATAACGTAGCCGTAGCCGATGCCAGCACTAATGCTAACTACTACCCTACTTTTGTATCTGCCACAGGTAGCAATCAGGCTTTAAAAACAGCGTCATCTACGCTAAAATACAATCCATCAACAGGAGCTTTAAGCACAGGCTCTGTAATTTACATAGCACCATAAGGAAAAATCATGGGTCAATTAGTCTTTCAAGCAACAGCAGGCGGTCAGGTAGCCCTAGTTGGCCCTAATCCTA